TTCAGGGTTTTCTCCTGCTTCAATTCTCTTAATCCAAGTAGGAAGTTGACTGGCAAATGTCTTATCTAAATCAAGACCATTAGCAACTGCTGTTTTAACCAAGTCCTGTTTGCCAACAGCCCTGATACCCTCTTTACGCTTATCGTATTCAGGGTTCTTTTTAATAAGATCTGAAAGAAACTGTACTTCATCCAAGTTACCAGTTACATCTGCAACTCTTACACCATTGACCATTGAGTACTTGGTAGTAGTAATTGCCTTTGATTGTGCTTTTTTAAGACTAGCAGTAAGTTTACTTAACTCTTCTGGTGTTGCTTCTCGTCCAAGAAGACTCTCAGAAACAGTGTTAATAATAGACTTAGCTTCTGTTGGTGTAAAGATAGTTCTAGTTCCGGTAGGAAGGTTAGCCCCATCACCTGTGCCAGTTGCAGGAGCATTTAATCCTTTAGTTGCAATTTGTCCAAAGAAAGAATTTCTATCAACTGTTTGTCCAGTTTGAGTTTCTAGCAATGTCATTTCAGAATCAGCGGTGTTAATAGCCTGACCTAATTGGACATTGTATATACCATCAACTGGTCCTGAATAATAAGGAACTCCGAGGTAGTTCTTTCCAGCATTTTTTAATAACTGCTGAAGGTTTCTAATCTGCTCTGGAGTAGAACCTGCTACAGATTTTATATACGCATCTGTTGTACTTCTTGGCTTTAGCCCAGCTTCAGCATCTTGTTCCTTTTTGCTTTTAGGTGGTTGGTATACTTCACCTTTAGCAAGTGCCTCAAGTTCATTTTTGTCAGCATTTTTTACTGATTCTATACTAGACTTTGCAGTATTTAATTTTACTTTTGCTGCTTCTTCTTTTGCTACTGCTTCAGCAACAACTTTTCCAAGTCTTTCTAATTCAGCATATGCTGCGTCACCTGCTGGTGTTCCTTTTGCAAGATCTTTTGCAAATCTTTTTATTTTATCTTGCTGTATTTTGGCAGAAGTTTTTGAGTTGCGAGTAGCTAGACGTGCATCAGCATATGCTTTATCAAGCAGTTTTATTTCTCTGTCAGTAATAGCCATTACTCTCCTAATAAACTTCCGAATAGAACGTTGTATGCTGCCTTGGTGTTTTCATTTGTCTCTGAAAGAATTTTAATCTGCAGTATGGTTTGATCCTTGAGTGCAGATATTGAGTTCCTTGAGCCACTTACCAATTCAAGTTGTTGTTTCTGTTCTTTGTAGCTGTCATACAGTCTAAGCATACTGTTAAGTGCCTGTTGTGTCTTAGGCTTTACATTTACATTTGTATCATTGAGCATTGCTCTTAGGTCATCAAGTGCCTTAAGCCGCTCAATAGCCTTTTGTCCACCTTGTGATAGTTGTTCTGGAACTAATGGACGACCAGCAAAGAATATCTCTTTCCAAGAGTTGAACTCTTCACGAAGCATAGTTTTAGCTATGCCTTCTGGAACCATCTCAAGGTTCTTTTCGTACTCATCTTTTTTATCATAGTAAGTTTGTAGATCTGTAGAAGTCTGAACTTCAAGTAGATAATCTTCTACGCGCTTGCTTGTACGAAGACCCATATCCTTCATAGTCTTATAGGCATCCCAAGAGAAACCAGCCTTGTGAGGGATAAGGAAAGCAGCAGCTTGTGGATACTTCTTAAAGAGTTCTTGATTCTGATCTACGAAATCTCCGGACTCTTCTGCATATCTAAAGTATGCAACAGTAGAACGCTTAGATTCTGTAACTGTAAATGGAATCTGATCTGGGTAAAGTGATACCCAAGTCTCCATTGCCTTATCGTAATCACCTGGATACTTGTCTAATAAATCATTCCATACCTGCTTAAAGCTGGCATTACCACTGTCTCTTACCCACTCAGCCATATCTGATTTGAGTTGTACTTGAGGTGATGCAGGTGCAAAGAATCCAAATACGAATCTAGTACCGAGAATACCAATAGTGGTGTTCTTTACCTTAAGGCGATAGGCTTCTAGTTCTCCAGCAGATGGTGGAATCAATGTTCCATCTGGATTGTACTTCTTAGGAACACCATTACCTGATGCTTCTAAATAAGTAACTGCTTTACGCCAAGCAGATGCGTACTGTGAATTTCTTTCATCACGGTCCATTGCTGCGTAAAGACGGTTAATGTGAGCAGGTAGGAAAGCAGATACCATAGATTGATCTACTGCATACTTACCCATCGTCATTTGTGTAATAGTGTCTGCTGTACCTGGTGAGGCAAAGCCAATAAGATTAGTAATTACCTTCATTGATACGCCAGATAAAGGACCAGCAAATGTAGGAACAATTGAATCAGGGTTCAAAGATGGAGTAATCATCTTTACTTGAGCACCAAATTGAACTGGAAGTGGAACTCTAAACTCTGCTGGAATACCAAGTGCTGTCATAGCCCCTTGTACGGCGCGATAGACAGGCTCAATACCTGGATATACGAAGTAAGGTTCACCTTGGTCATCTTCTTGAATCCAACCAGAGTGTGTTATACCTTCATATGTAAGTCCAGCTTTAACAATTGCCTCTGGGTTGTATCTAACAACACGATACATACGGCGATAGAAGTCTTCAGTAGCACGATAGAACCGTGCAAAGTTACGGATACTAAATGCTAATTGGCTACGAACCATTGGATTATCAACATAGTCAAGAATCTGTAGGCTTGCTCTATCTTCTACAATCTGTGCCAACTTTTGCTTAGCAAGGTCAGTTGCTTTTTCTACTTTAGCTGCATCAGTTGGATCTACATTCTTAATAAATGATTGAATGAAAGCATCCTCAAAACCAGACTTACGCATATCCTTACGGATACGAATCATCTCAGCAAGTGCTAATGGCTCACGAGATAGACGTGCGTTAGATAGTCCTAACCAAGTCCAACCCTTCTCCATAAGAGAAGATGTGTAGTTTCCTGTATCGGATATAGCTACAAGTTGTGGACCAACCACATATTCTGGAATATCTATGTTGTTATCTGGTAGGTCATCAAGAGATAACTTTCCACGAACTACATACTCACCAGTCTTGTCATCAATCTGACGTACCTTATTAAGTAGATCTAGGTTTAAGTCTTTGTTTTGCTTCTCAAACAATTCACGAGTTGCCTTGTAGACAATCTCTGCGTGCTCTTGTTTTGTGTATCCGTTTGTTTCTAAACGGAAAGCATCTACAACCTTTTTATTCTTTGGATCATCAAGCCAAGCAAAGATTTTTGCAACTGCATCTTCTTGATCTAGGTTAGCAATAGCAATAGCACCTAGTTCATCGTTGCTGTAATAGCCAATACGCATAAGCCAAGCAACCATAGATGCTTCGTTTTCTACACCCAGTGGAAGTGACTGATAACCTGCAGAACCTTTGGCTCTTGCATATGGCCTAGGTGTTATAATCTTTAATGCAACACTACGAACTCCGTGTTGACGAGTAAAGTTTACGGCACGTGTTACATAGTCAAGACCTACTGTAAAGTTTTTTCCACCTTCAACAATGTCAGCAAGGGCATTATCAAGATCTCCGTGAAGAATCTGCTCTGCAAGAAGTTCTTTATCTAACTTACCAAGAGGTTTAAGTCCAAGTCTCTTGTAGGCTCTATTTAATTTTCCTTCATTAAGAGCTTGGGCAAGGATAACTCTGCGTTGCTGAATTGGCCCACCTTTGATACTGGTTTTAAGTTCAGCAATCTTAGCCTTTGTGCTTGCCTTTACTGCCTCATCGGTAGTTGACTTTAGTACAGCAGTTAATTTTGTAATTTCATTTCTAGTATTTTCAATAACATTATCAATGTCATCCATTTTAGCAGCAAATGCTTGTGCTTCTTTTTTATTAACTACTCTTAGTACAGCTCCAAGAGGATTGGCTGCTATTCTTTCTGCTTTAGTTAAACCTTTTTCAACACCTCTGGCTGTGTTAAGGCGAGTAGATAGTATTCTGCCTTTACCAAGACCCCATACAGTTTCACCAATAGCAAGGTTAACCATTAAATCTTCTGTTGCATTACGCAAAGCATACCGAGGACCTGCAAGTGTCAAGAATGACCAGCCTGCAGTCATACGCTCAACCCAATCATTGTTGGCAATACCTGCCATACGTTGGATTAAACCTGATCTAGTTGCTGCTCTATCAATATCTGCAATAGATGGTGCTGTAACAAAGTTAGAATTATCAGATGGGATAATAGCAATGTCGCTACCGTCTTTAGCTTTGCCATAACGACCTACGCTAAAGCGAGTTTCACCCTTACCAGTTAACTGACGGACAATTAACTGACCAGGTTCAGTTGCTTTAAGTCCACGAATTTCTGCAATAGTAGACCACAAGCCATAGAAAGCATCTTTTCTAGCGTTAACATCTTCTGTTGCAGCAAACGCTGAAGACAATGCTCTTGATTCAGACTTTGGAAGTACTAATCTTGCTAGACGATACATCTGTTCTGGTGCATCAATTGCAGTTACATCTAGTATGTCGTCTTTGAAAAATGGAATTGCTGTAAACTTTGCTTTGAATCTATCAATTCTGTAGTTAATCATATCCATAGAAAAGCGACCAACATCTTTTCCTGGAGTTCTGGCTTTTACTAGAGTTGATATGGTTTCTACTCCATCAACAAGTTGTTTCATAACTCCATCTGTAGTAGAAGGAGCGCCGTAAAACAAATCATTGACAAATTTTGAACCCATTTTATCAATATTAAAACTACGGTTAGCAGTAGTTGCTAAAAGCACACGAGCCTTACGTGGTGCATCAAGTCTAGGAGCCAATACTCTACGGCGTCCAATACTTCCATTCATTATAGAACCTAGTTCAGCAGCATTTTCAAAGTATGCCTTAGCAGTAAGTGCATTAGTTACAGGCAAGTCTGCCTTCATCATATCTCTAATTACTGCTGGACCAAACTCTGGGGCCAAACGCTTAAGGTTTTCTTCAGCAACCATACCTGCTTCTAAATTTTTAGAAGTGCGTGCTTTATTAAGAGCATCTAGGTTAGCACCATATTCATCCCAAAAATTTATTGCTGATGGCTTAGCAAAATATTCTGCTAACTTAGTTCCACCTCGTGCAGTATCTCCAACAAGAACATCTACTGCATAATTCTTGACATCAAGAGCACGCTTTGCTTTACCAGCAACGAGAAGAGGATCGGCAAATATACGATAGGCAGCATCTGTTGCGCCTGAAATTGCTTTATAGAAAAAGCCTGAACCTTCCATTGAAGCTGGAAGTATGAGGTTTGCTACAAAGCGACCAGGTGAATATTTAGCAGCGTTAACTGCATCAAGAGTATCTTGAAATAGATCTCTATCTGCTTGATCTTTCTTGCTTGTTTGATCTTTAGTTAAACCTTGGTTCTTATCTGCAAGTCTTAAATATCTTAATTGTTCTGGAGTAGCAGTCTTTGCAATATCTGCAACTGTCTCTCCTCTAGCAATTCTAATTGCTACATCAACAGCTACATTTCCAAACTTTTCTTTAGCATCTTCAATGCGATTAGGACTAAATACTTTGTCGCCTTTATCATTTGCAACAGTCCAAGCATCACCAAGATTAAGGTCTTGGTCCAGTGCAATTAAACCGGTCCGTGCAACACGAGTACTAAAATCAGATACGTTCTGTAAGCCTGCTAGACCAAGACTGAAACCCTCTTTAAGAGCTCCACCAGTATAAGCCCAGGCAGTTCCTAGCCAACCACGAGATGGTTTGACAATAGGATCTTCAGTTCCGTAGTTTTCAGCAAGTATTCTTTTCTGATTTTCTGGTTTATTATTGTAAACAGTTGTTGCTACGTCTGGAGGAAGGTTTAATAATTCCCTGTGTACAGTAAGAGACTTGTTATAGTCATCAACCTTTTTCTTTTCAGTAGGTGACAATCCTGCAGAGATAGAAGCTGCTTTTAGATTATCAGCCATTACTGTCCTCTAGCTAGTGCTTGCTGATAAAGGATTCCTATTTCGCCTGTTTCATCATATGGAAGCATTTTTGCTAAAGCATCTGAAAGTTTTTCTGCTGACTTAAGCATTTGTAGTGCGTTAGATCCAGGACCTGCTCCTACATCAACACCACTAGTTACTACTTCTTCTGGGCGTTGTGTTGGTGCAAATAATTCTGTTACTGGTGCCTGTGCAACTGCTTCACGTATGTCTCCCGCACGTGCAGGAAGTACATCTTTAGTCTTGGCTAGCGGAGAAGCTGACTGAATAGCTTGTGTCTCAACGCCTTCGCCGTATGCTGTGGAACCTAATTCTAATTTATCGGTACGTGTAGAGAACTTACCTGGGCCTGCTGGTCCAGCCAGTGGATTCATCATACTCACTGTTTGTCCTCCTCTAATTTTTCTAAGTCTGTTGCCATATCTTCCCAAGCCCTATTGGTTTGAGTAAGATGATTTGATTGATAAATTGCTAACTCCATTAGTTCACCTGTTAAAGTTTCAACAGATGATGCTATGTTATGTATAAAACCTACACCTACAACAACGAAATCAAGAAAGCGTACTGGACGAGGAATGTGGTTATCATCTTTCATCGCCCAGTACACCTCTCATTAAAAAGTTATTATCCCTTTTTTACTGCGTTGCCACGACGGCCTGCTGGCATCATTGATGGAACTACCTTGCCTGGTCCTGCTGGCTTGGATGTGTCCTTTTTACCTTCTACTGGCTTTGACATTGGCGCTGCTGCGCGAGATCCCTTGTTCATATTTACACCTCCTCTGCTTAAGCTGCGCCGGTGATACCAGCGAGTAATTGGGCTATATCTGGACGTTGACCAGCAGCAGGGGCCATACCACCTTGTTCTTGTGGAGGTTGCGCTGAGGCTGGGGCGGAGGCCGCACCTGCCGCTGGAATCTGTTGCTCCATACCTGGTGCCATAGGTGGTACCTCTGGGGTTGGAGGTGGCTCTGGTGTAAATGCTTTTTCGATTGTGCTCTCTAGCGATTGACCCTTTTGGCGACCCTGTATAACTTCTGCAATACGGGTGATAATTTGCGAAGGATCTTGACCTTGCGCTGCCAACGCTGGAATGGCTTGAGCATACTGAGCAACAGCCACCCGTAGAGAATCGCGCATTTCTTCAATATCAACACGTTGTTCCTCCTGCGTAACATTTAAGTCCATTGGAATCTCACGACGTACATAGTCACGAGATACGAGCTTGTCTGAACGCATTTGTAGTAATGCAATGATGGCACGGTTTGGGTCCATACCAGACATAATTCCGTAGCGTACATCTACGCCGTACTCGCCTTTAATGTCACGAGATGGTGTGTACTTTAGAACGTAAGGTGTTCCATCATCTGAACCCTTGATAGTCTTTGGAATACCACCAAATACTTTCTCATCTGCTTCAAAGCATACTGAGATAAGTTCTTGGAACATACGAGCAAACTGTGCTTGTGCTGCCTTAATCTGTGTATCAAAGCCAGCCTGTAGTGCTTGAACACCACGACCTGTTACAACTGATGCGTCAATGTTACCTGAACGAGACTCTGGATAACGAGCACCAAGACGTAGTTCGCGCTCTAGTACGCCAGACTCTGTAAAGACTCCAGGTGGTAGTTCTAGTGGAACGCGACGAATACCTTGTGGGTTAGCAGAACGCATAATTGAATCTGGACCAAGAGCAAGTTCTTGCACATCCTGTGGGATAGCAATAGGTGCTTGGATAGATTTTTCTGCTGCTTGGATCTGCAATACTGCAAAGCGAGCACGAGCAAGTTGTACTGAAAGTACATCATCAAACTGTCCACGTGCTTCTCCGTCAAGAGAAGAACGCATTACGACAGAACCCATTGGCTTACCTAAGATGTTAGGTGTGCGTGATAGAACTAAGTTCTTACGCTCTGGTAAATAGAGCAAATCTTGGTCTTTGTCGTGGTACTTGACCATTGAGATATAAGGAGAAGAAAGAGCATATTGGTTTCGACCTAGGATTAAATCGTAATACTCTGGGTATTGTGAAGCCAATGTCTCTGCATCAGTAACAATAACCTGAGTTACAGATAACATACGACCATAACGATCTAACTCTGGGTATGTACCGAATGGATTGAGCATACGGATACGAGGATTATTGTCCTCAAAGTCCATCTCAACCATACCGATACCAAGACCATAGGTGTTATACCAGTCTGCT